CCTGCTCCTGGCCGCCATCAATACGGAGAATGTCTTCGGCGAGGCCGCCATGCGGCTGGATGCGAAGTTCCGCATCGACAAGGTGGCGCGGGTCGTCGAGATCGACCGCGACACCGAGGTCGGGCGCCACATCGCCAAGCTCTTCGTGTCCTATATCACCAAGGAGTTCGGCGACCAGGTCTACAGCGTCGAGCGCGTCGCCGAGCCCAAGGAGCCTGTTGGCGACGGCGTCACATCCCCTACGGGGGTCAGGTGAGGAGCATCCTGAACGCACAGCCTGCGACAGAACGGACAGAGACAGGACAGACGACAGAACCCCAGAGCACGGAGGAAGAACACCCATGAGGCTCTACGACCTCGCCCAGAGGTACCAGCAGGCGCTCGACATCATCGAAGGGGCCGACGAGGACTTCACCGAGGAGCAGTGGGACATCCTCATCGGCATCGAGGGCGACTTCCGCACGAAGGTCGAGACCGTGGCCAAGTTCGCCAAGTCGCTCGAGGCCGACGTCGAGGCCATCAAGGCGGAGCGGAAGCGCCTGGCCGATCGCCAGGGCACGCTCGACCGCAAGGTGGGGTGGCTCAAGGCCTACCTGCTCCACGCCCTCCAGAGCACGGGCACCTCCAAGGTCAAGGGCGAGCTGCTCACCGTCTCGCTGCGCAAGGCGCCCGTGTCCTGCGTGGTCGAAGACGCCGAGCGGGTGCCCGGCGAGTTCAAGCGCGAGATCACCGAGGTCAAGGTCGACCGGACCGCCATCAACGCCCACTTCAAGGCCACGGGCGAGGTGCTGCCCGGCGTGACGATGGTGACCGACAGGCAGACCATCTCGATCCGGTGATCGGGAGGGCAGGGGAATGGATTCGGAGACCGGCGTCGCGGCGGGATTCCCGACGGTCCGCGACGTCCTCGAGGACATCTTTCGGGAACTGGAAGGAGACGGGCGCATGGCTGTGACCATCGTCAAGGCGAACACGCTGCGGACCGAGGGGAAGAGCCTCCTCATCTTCGGCGACTCGGGGGTGGGGAAGACGCACGCCATCGGGACCCTCCCCGTGGGCAAGACGCTCCTGATCGACATGGACGCGGGCTCCGAGACGTTGTCCGAGACCGAGCACCTGGTGGTGCGCCCCGCGTCCTTCTCCGAGTTCAAGGAGATCTACCAGGGGCTCCGGGACGGATCCCTCAAGTACCGGTTCGTCGCCGTCGATTCGCTGACGGAGCTGGAGAAGTCCCTCCAGATCTTCCGCAAGCACACCAAGGGCAAGGAATTCCTTTCGATGAAGGAGTACGGCGAGACCTCGGAGCTGATGCGCGAGTACGTGCGCCGGTTCCGGGACCTCCGCAACCAGGGCATCTCGGTCATCTTCACCGCCCTCGAGATGCCGCTCGACATCCAGGTCAGTGAGTCGGAGACCCAGACCAAGGCCGTGCCGATGCTCTCGAAGAAGTTTGCCCTCGAGGCCTGCGGCCTGGTCGACATGGTCGCGCGCCTGGTGATCAACCGGAACAGCGGGGAGCGGGAGCTCTGCTTCGCCGGCGGCCGCGAGTTCGTGGCCAAGACGCGCGTGCATGCGGTGGACCCCGTCGAGTCCGCCGACCTCACCGATCTCTACCGGAAGATCTTCGGGATCAAGGCCCCCGACGACGACCAGAAGACGAAGGAGGAGAAGCCAGCCGGCAAGGCGAAGAAGGACGGCAAGGACGGCGCGGAGTCGACCGCCGACTAACCTATACCACACAAGGAGACTGAGTGATGGGCGACAAGGACATTCTCAAGCGTCTGAAGGAGCTGGATCAGGAATGGCAAGAGACCGAGGCCGCCGCGGAAGGCAGCTTCGAGCCGCTGCCCGAGGACGACTACGAGTGCATCGTGGTCGACGCGGAGATCGTCAAGTCGTCGAACGACAACCTCGGCCTCAACGTCCAGTTCGAGGTGGTGAAGGGCGAGTGTGAGGACAGGTTCGTCTACCACACGTTCTGGCTGACCGAGAAGAACCTGCCCTACGTCAAGCGCGACCTGGCCATCCTCGGCTACGAGGCGAAGACGGCCAGCGAGCTCCTGAAGGCCAAGAACAAGCTCATGCACAAGAAGGCCGTGCTCCGCGTCGGGCAGGAGGAGTACGAGGGGCGGACGCGGAACCGCGTGAAGTGGTTCGCCCGGATCGAGGAGGCCCAGGCGGCCGCGTCTGAAGGCGCGGACGACGACTTCCAGTTCTGATACCGCCCCCAGCTTCGCCCACCGTCCGACGCAGGAGAGGGTCGTGGTCCGCACCCGCAAGCCCAAGTTCACCTCCGCGCTCATCGTGGTCGACACGCGGGAATCCCTTCCGCTCGGCTTCCCCGGTTCGACGCGGAAAGCCCTGGCCACAGGCGACTACAGCGTGGCTGGGATGGAAGGGCGGGTGGCCATCGAACGGAAGACGCTCGGCGACTTCTACGCCTGCGTCGGGCGGGAGCGGGAGCGGTTCGAGCGGGAGTTGGAGCGGCTGGCGGCGATGGACTACGCCGCCGTCGTCATCGAGGCCTGCCTGTCGGACATCCTCCACGGCACCGAGTTCTCGCGCGTCCACCCCATGTCGGCCATCGGCTCCATCCTGGGCTGGTCGGTGAAGCACCGGCTTCCCTTCTTCCTGGCCGAGGACCGCCGCCGTTGCCGCTCGATGGTCTACCACCTGCTGCGCCACTTCTGGCGCCACCATCACGAGGAAACCGATGGCAACAGCGACTGAGCCAGTCGTCGAGGCGCCGGCTGGTGTGCTCGACCACTTCCCATACCCCAGTTACCGCCCGTACCAGAAGGAAACCATCCTCCGCATCGTCGAGGCCTTCGAGCGCGGCAAGCGCTTCGTCATCATCGAGGTGCCCACCGGCGGCGGCAAGTCTGGGATCGCCTGGACCATCGCCAACCACATCGGCCGGTCGTACATCATCACGGCCCAGAAGGCTCTGCAGACCCAGTACGTGCGCGACTTCGGCGACGTGCTCGTGGACCTCAAGGGCCGCAATGCCTATGAGTGCTGGCTCCTCAACAAGGACAAGAAGCCGGGCGAGGAGCTGGCTTACGCCCACCGCGGCCTGTGCAAGCAGATGGGCAGCTCGAAGCTGCCCGATTGCTTCGACACGGAGCTGGCGGAGGCCTACGACGGCCTCGACTGGATCTTCTGCCCCTACTTCCGCCGGCTGCGCGAGGCGCAGGACGCTGCCCATGCCCTGTTCAACTTCAGCAGCTTCCTGTTCCAGGCGAACTATGCGAAGCAGTTCGGCAGGCGGCGCCTGCTGATCGTGGACGAGGCCCACAACATCGAGAGCCAGCTGATGGGCTTCGTCGAGATCTCGCTCTCGGACCGCGACTTCCGCGACCAAGGGATCAAGTTCCCCAGGTACGAGACGCCGGAGGAGTACCGCCAGTACTTCGAGGACATCGGCCTGGCCGATCGCGTCAAGGCCAAGATCACTGCGTCCAGGCGCGTGGGGAACACCGACGCCGTCGAGAAGTGGGAGAAGGTCAAGCTGCGCCTCGCCGCCTTCGTAGCCGAGATGAGGCGCACCGAGTACGTCGCCGAGTGGAAGAAGCACGAGGAGCGCGGCGGCTATCGCACCGTGGCTCTCAAGCCGCTCTACGTGCGCCAGCACGCGCCCAAGCTGCTGTTCGACTACGGTGCCCACGTGCTCCTGATGTCGGCGACGATCCTCAGCCATCGCGTCTTCTGCGACAACCTGGGCATCCCCCTCGAAGACGTCGAGTACATCCGCGTGCCGAACACCTTCCCGATGGCCAACCGCCCGATCCGGCTCCGCTACGCGGGGAGCATGGCCTACAGGAACCGGCGTGCCACGCTGCCGCTGCTGGTGCGGAAGATCGAGAAGGCCCTTGACCTGCACGCAACCGATCGCGGGATCATCCACACCCACGCCTTCTCCATCGCCCACTACATCCGCGATCACATCGCCCGACCGTACCGGCAGCGGCTCCTCTTTCAGGAGGATTTCCCCAACAAGGACGTGTTGCTGGCGGAGCATGCCGCGCGCGAGAGCGCCGTCATCGTGGCGCCCGCCATGCACGAGGGCCTCGATCTGAAGGACGACCTCTCCCGATTCCAGATCATCTGCAAGGTGCCCTATCCCAACGCCAACAGCGACAAGCAGCTCAAGCTGCGGACGAAGGAGAACTGGCATTACTACCTCTGGCTGACGGCGCTGAAGCTCGTGCAGAGCTACGGGCGCTCGGTGCGATCGGACACCGACTACGCCCAGACCTACATTCTGGATTCGGACTTCGAGAAGTTCGTGAAGATGGCCCGCAAGATGCTGCCGGCGTGGTTCCTGGGCGCCATCCTGTGGGCATGACCCGGAAAGGAATCTCCATGAGTCGAACGATCACGATCTGGACGCTGCAAGGCTGCGGCCACTGCGAGGCCGCCAAAGAGCGTTTCCGCGACGAGGGATTCGAGGAGCGCTCCCTGGGCGCCGCATCGCTCGGGGAGGACCCCGACGCAGTCGAGGTGATCGCGCAGCTTGCGTTCCAGGGCAACGCGGCCCCGGTCATCCGCATCGACGGGCAGTTCGTCTCGCCGGCGGAGCTGCTTGCCGGGGCGGAGGCGTGACGAGAACCAGGCGAATCCACATCGGTGAGGAGGCGATCCCATGCCGCAGGCGAGCATCATGGTGTCCGAGGTTGACGTCCGTCTCTCCCGTTATCCCGACCGCGGCCCCGCAGGATGGGCGTCGTGCGTGCTCAACGGGGGCGTGCTCCTGACCAACATCGCCGTGTTCCGAGGCGACGACGGCGGCTTCTACACGCGGTTCCCCAAGAAGCTGAGCCACAACGGGCGCGAGCACTACTACTTCTGCCCCATCACCCGCGAGGCGAAGAAGATCATCGACGATGCGGTGCTGGCCTTCTTCCGCAGGTGACCGCCGTCGCGGAGCCGCGCCGCCATGGACCCGAACACCGTCAGGGACTACTACGACCGGATCGCGGCCGTCGACATCGGCGCCGTGGCGCGCCGGCTCCTTGAAGACCGCCTGACAGCGGAGCATGGCCACACCCTCCGGTTCGACTGTCCCCACCACGCCAGCCAATCGAAGGCCTCGCTGATCGTCGACACGGAGAAGCAGGCCTTCTGGTGCAAGGGCTGCGACGTCGGCGGCGACGTATTGCACTTCGTCGAGTTCGTGCAGTCGGGCCACGTCACCAGCCACCACAAGGGTCCGATGCCGGAGAGCCACCGGCAGGCACGGGACTACCTCGCCTCACTGCAGGATCTCCCGCCACTCACCGAGTTCGGCCTCTCCCCCGAGGAGCAGCAGAAGGCCGATGCCCGACGCCAGGAAGCGGATGCTGTCTTCGCGGTGCTCACCGACGCGGCGGAGCACTACCACCAGAAGCTGCTGGCTAACGATGAAGCGCTGCGCTGGCTGACCGAGCACTACGCCATCAGCCGCGACACCATCGAGCGGCTCAAGATCGGCTTCGCCGGCAACACCGGCCTCGTCGACCACTACCTGGTCGGAGAGAAGAACCACGACCGCAAGGTCATCGACCGCACGGGCCTCTACGTGCGCGGCAACGACGGCGAGTTCTACCCCTTCCTCCGCGGCCGTATTGTCTTCCCCTACTGGAAGCAGGGCTGGGTCGTCTATCTGATCGGCCGCAAGACGCCGTGGACGCCGGCCAAGGACTACGAGAAGGCCAAGTACAAGAAGCTCCCCACCCACTCGACGCGGCGGCCCTACATCTCACCAGCCATCCAGAACGACATCTTCTACAACGAGGACTGCCTGGCCACCGGCCCGAGCGAGGTCGTCATCACCGAGGGGGTGACCGACTGCATCGCCCTGGCTGAGCGCGGCGTCCCTACCGTCTCGCCCGTCACGGTGACCTTCCGCGACCAGGACCACGAGAAGCTGCTCGCGCTCGTCCGCGGCGCCCAGCGGGTCTATATCTGCCAGGACAACGAGGTCAGCGGCGTCGGCCTGGCCGGCGCTCTCAAGACCGCGAGCTACCTGAGCAGGCACGGGGTCGACGTCCGGCTGGTCGAGCTGCCCCTGGGCGCCACGCAGGAGCAGGCGCGCGGCGAACTGGCAGAGCTGGGCATCCACGCGGGGATGGAGGCCAAGGCGCTCGACGCCGCCAAGGAGGGCCTGGACGAAGCCCAGCGGGAGCAGACCGAGCAGCTCCTCGCCGACGCCAAGATCGACGTCAACGAGTACTTCCTCACGGCGTCGACCGACGACTTCCGAGGTCTGATGGCCGAAGCCCTGTCTCCCGTCCACTGGCAGATCGGCAAGCTCGACCCCCATCCGGCCACGGTCCGGGCCCGCAACGAGGCGATGCGGCCCGTGATCAAAGCCATCGCGGAGCTGGACCCGCTCCGGCAGGACGAATGCAAGGCCCTCCTGCAGGCGCACTACAGCGGCGCCCTCAAGCCCACGAAGAGGCTGCTGGACGACAGCGTCAAGCACGCGCTCAAGGCGAGAGAAGCCAAGCAGCAGCGTGCGCGCGACGCTGCGACGGACGAGTCGGTCTACCGCTGGAAGCACGCCGTGCTTGCCATTCGCGGCGACCGCGTGGTCGAGCTGCGGGAGTGGGAGGGCGAAGTGGCACAGCGCCTCACCCGCGAGGTGCCGATCTCGAACTTCCGCCTGGCCATCGAGGAAGAACGGATCGTCGACCACGGCGTCGGGACGCCGACGAGCCAGGTCAAGGGGACGATCCACGTCCACGGCGGCAGGCGCTTTCCCTTCACCATGGCGTCGGACGACTTCTACAGCGCCCATTTGCTGGCGCGCTGCCTGGGCGGCATCGCCGGCCCGATGCTGGAGTTCGAGACCATCGACCTCGAGCGGATCCGGAACACTTGCGTCCACTTCGCCGAGTACCCGCGGACCACTTTCCTCCAGTGCTTCGGACCGCACCCCAAGTGGGGCTACGTCACGCCGTCGGTCATCATCAAGGACGGCGAGATCCGGCCGAACGACGGCGGCGACCTGCTCTGCGACCTCTCGCACATCGAGAACAAGTCGGTGCGGCGCCTCGACCTCGCAGTGGCGTCGCCGGAGGAGGTGGCTCTCGTCGGCAGGCATATCCTCGAGGAACTGTTCGCCCTCGCGCCCATCCACATCTCGCGCTGCCTGGCGGCTCACACGTTCCTTGCCCCCGTGTACCATCGCCTGCGCACGCGCTACAACCCCTACATCCTCTTTTGCAGCGGCGTGACGGGCAAGGGCAAGACCGCCGTCGCTCAGCTCTACCAGAACTTCTTCGGGCGCTTCGAAGACAAGGGCACGCTCGTGGCCTGGGGCAACACGCCGAAGCGGATCGAGAAGGCCGGCTTCTACTTCAGCGGCGCGCTGTTCGTCACCGACGACTTCAAGAGGTCGAACGTCGGCGCCTACCAGTGGAACGACGCGCGCCGCATCCTTCAGGGATACGCCGACGGCAACGAGCGGGGCCGCCTCAAGCGCAACGCCGAATTCAAGGAAGGCGAGATGATCCGAGGGATGCTGCTCGTGACGGGCGAGGACCTCCCCGAGGGCGAGGCGTCGAACCTCGCCCGGATGATCGAGGTCAGCTTCGACGCGAACCGCTATACCCCGGAGCTCAGCGACCTCTACGCGCGGTGCCTGGAGCGCCAGCATCTGTACCGCGGGCTGATGGCGCACTACGTCGCGTGGACCCAGAGGATCCCCGACGAGCAGCTCGATGGCCTCGTCGCCTCCTACTATCAGCGGCTCGACGCGGCGCTGGGGAGCGCGCAGATGGAGAACCGCCCCCGCATCCTTCAGAACTTCGCCCTCATGCTCACCGGCCTGAACCTGTTCTTCGGATTCCTCGAGGAACGGGGCGTGGTCTCTGCGGGGCAGGCGGAGCAACACGTGCGCGAACACTCCGAGTGGGCGCTGGGCGCGATCGGCGAGACCGGCGCCATGGTCCGCGACGAACGTGCGAGCGTGATCTTCCTCGATGTCCTCCGCTCGCTCCTTGCGACCCGACGCCTGACCCTCGGGACTCTTCAGCCCACCGGAGCGGGGCGCTTCAGTTTCAGAGCGGACGTCGCGTCGGCGGACATCGTCGGCTACGCGCACGAGGACAGGGTCTACATCGTCCGCGACGTGGCGATCAAGGAGGTCTCCGAGTATCTGCGCCGCGGCGGTCGCTCGCTCGAGTACAGCACGCGCGGCATCAGCGCGCAACTCTTCGCGGACGGCCTGGTCGTCCCCAACGACGGTGGAGGGCCGGCGAAGAGCACGTGGAGGCTGCGGGTGAACGGCGAGAGGATCGCCTGTTACTGCATGGCGGAAGGAGTTCTTGGCGGTGTGGGAGCCGACATGGACCTGTTCGCGTGAGCTGTGGGTAGACGGGTCGACCTGCATGCCCGGTCTACCCACGGTCTACCCCCAGGTCTACCCAGGCTCAAGTCCTTGTCTGTCAGGAGCATGTGAGAGTCATGGGTAGTTGGGTAGACTCTTTCTCAGTACAACAAGAGTCACGTAAGGCTTTGGGTCTCGACATCCCCGGAGTCAGAGATCCGCGCAGTACCCATATACGGGCCCCGTTACCCTCGAGATCGGTCTACCTGTCTACCCACGAACGAAGCAAGACGTTGGCCAGCAAGAACTTAGCTGCAGGTAGACCGCTCTGTCGACCGCTCCGATGTCTGCCTACGCTGTGCCCGGAAGCAGCCAGTGTCTACCCATAACGCCACGAGGAGACCGCGATGGTGAGGAACTACCTGGACGCCGGGAATCCGACGGAGGCCTCGGACGCCGGCGCCGAGAAGCCGCGTGACGACGCCGATCCGATGCGCAAGCTCCAGGAGCAGTGGTCGAAGGTCCTGACGCGATGTTACGAGCTCTACGCCGAGGGGAAGCGCTGCGTCCACGAGGAGGACCCGCTCAGGCGCTTCGACTGCACCCACTGCGAATACCGGGACGCGGGGTCCTTCTGCCAGGCCAACGTCTTCCTCAGACGCGTGGTCAGCCTGATCGCCGAGCACCTGGCCAACAAGAGGATCGAGCGCGCCCGCTCTCCTGACACAAAGGCCGATGCCGACGATGACACCGAGGGACAGACTCCGGCGGCTCTCCTGGCTCAGGATCAGATCGAGGACTTCAAGGCCCAGGGCGTGGCCTACGAGATCGAGACCCCGCTCTGCGCCGAGCACGTGTGGCTGGTGCCGGAGCGCACCGGGAAGAAGCGCCTCGAGTTCACCCCCGAAGAGATCCACTTCATGGCCCAGACGGCCCAGACCCTCGAAGGCAGCCTCGTCGAGATCTGCCGAGGCCCTGGCCAGCAGGAACAAGGAGACAGCGAATGAAGCATCCATATGTCAACGCCGCGTCGGTGATGCCCAAGGAGCTCCTCCAGAAGGTGCGGGAGTACTGCGTGGGCATGGTCTACATCCCCAAGACCGACGGCTACTACAAGCAGCGCGCCGAGCTGATCCTGCGCCTCAGCGAGCAGGCCGTGTCGACCCGCGAGATCGCCCAGTTGAGCGGGTTGAGCCGACGGCGCGTGCAGCAGATCATCCAGGAGCAGCGGGAGGCGCAGGCGAAAAAAAGTAAAAAGATTTCGCTTGAAACGCCGGAATTCCAGTGGTAGCTTCTTGCGCAGCAGCGCCCAAATGGGCTGCTCGCCACATCGACTGTAGTGCGACCACATAGGCGACCGCTTCGATACAACCGAATAGGTGACTGAGGCCCTTCGGGGCCCGGACTGGCCAAGGCCAGGCCGATCGCGACCACACGATACATGTGGCAAACGCGTTCCGGCTCTGGCCTTGCTGCATGTCAGCCCGGACCCGAAGGGCTTCATCGTTGTATCGGAGCAGTCGCCATGAGGCACGCCGCGACGGTCGCCATCCTCCTCTCCATTCTGGTCTCTCTGGCCGGCTGCTCGTTCCCGCCTGCCTCGCGCGGGCGGGAGCCTGTGCGCCCGGCGCAGACCTACGAGATCACGGTGGACTTCTACAGCAGTGAGCCGAAGCAGCAGCCCAAGGACACGAGCGTCCTCAAGGAAGCAACCGGGCCTCTCGCCATTGTCTCCGGCGTGACGGCGCTGGCGCAGGGAACGGACCCGACCCTCTCGGTGCTCGGCCTCGCGGCGGCGCACGTGGCTAATCGGTTCGTCGAGCGTGTGAGCACGGCCAAGTTCCTGACCGAGCGGCTGTGCATTCCCGTTCCCGAGGACAGGCCCTTCTTCTTCCAGCGCCAGCGTGACGGCACGGTGACGGCTGTCATCGGGCCTCCGCTGGAACGGATCGCCGAGCATCCTGACGTGGACCCGGCGGTGCGCGCGTGGCTCGACGCCATCGATGGCGATGGCCGCACGTCGCAACCGCCTTCTGTGCGCCCTGAGTGAGGGCTTTTTCTGTTTCCTCTGCGAGCCGGCGGCAACGACGGGCCGCCCCATGAGAAACCATCAATGGTTGACGACAGCAGACGATGCACGGCGAAGAGCAAGCAAAGCGGTGAGCGGTGCAAGCGCCCGGCCGCACCGGGCAAGCGGGTCTGCTACATGCACGGCGCTCGCGGCGGCGCGACGAAGGGCAACCTCAACTCGCTGATCCACGGGGCCTACGCCGCGCGCGTGCTCAACGAGGAAGAGCAGGCGGTCTACGATGGGTTCGTCGCCAGGATCCGCGAGGACTTCGAGTTCAACGACTCCTCAGACGAGGTCGCCGTCCACATGGCGGCCATGGCCTTCCTGCAGTTCGTCAGGGCGCAGAAGGCGGGCAAAGAGGACGCGGCGAACGTCCAGGCCAGGATCGTTCGCGACAGCCTCAAGGACCTCAAGGCCACGAAGATCACCCGCGAGAGCGATGGCAAGGAGATGGCGACCACGCCGGCCCAGTGGGCGGCTGATCTGCTTCGGGAGGTCCGGAAGGCCAGCACTGAGGACAGCGGCAAGGGCGGGAAGGACGCCACCGACGAGCCAGGAGAAGCCAGCGATGCCGACAGAACGCAGAAGTAACTGCAGATTTGATGGACCGCTGCTCGGACGGCGGTCCCGCAGGTCCGCGGGACGTGTGGACTTACGGAGCCGCGATGTGGGCCGGAGGGCCGAGAACCTCGCATTTGATCCGAAATGCGAAATCCACCCTGCCGCAGGCGCGACGTGGTGCCGGTCCTCGAGGGGCGAGCGGCCGGGCTGGGCGGCGCTGGCCCTGGCGCTGCTGCTGGTCGCCTTGGCTGCGGCTGGTCGCGGCGGAGTCGCTGGCGACGTCACGGTGGCCCACCCTGGCCACAGGGCCGCGTTCGGGCCGGCCTTCGAGCCTGTAGCCGAGCGGCCGGCGAAGGACGCGACACGGGCCAACGGGGGCCGCCTGTGGGCCGTTGGGGGCGAGGCGCCTGCCGTCCCAAGGCGATGGACGCGGTGCGTTGGGGCCGGCGTGAGTCCGGCCTGCCAAGCGGTCGCCGGCGCTGGCCACAGGGCGGCGTTCGCACGGGCCTTCGACCCCAGGGCCGTGGAGGCGCAAGGGAACGCGACACGGGCCGACGTGGGCCGCCTGGCGGCCGCCGGGGGCGAGGCCACGGGCGTCACGGAGCGATGGACGCGGGGCGCCGGAGCGCCGCGCCGGGAGGCCCGGAAGGGGCACCCGCAGGGGGCGCCGACATTGCTTGCGAGGAATCCGGCCGAAGCAATGCCTCCGGCGGGGGGTCAAGCACTGTTTGGGCGCACGCGAGCAGTCGGACAGCTCATCGACGGAGACTGCTTTCGGAACGGGCGGGTCGAAGGGTTGTCTGATCGAAGTTTCGCCGGCTCGACGAAGGCCGGCGACGCTCGGCCCCGCTCTCTCCGGTCTGTCGGCGCTCTGTCGGGGCAGCATAAGTGTTCTTCTTCGTCTCGGGTGTCGAGAGGGTGTTCGAGGGTCAGAAGAGGGTCGCTTGAGGGTACGCCGCCCCAGGTCGGCCGGGGGCACGGGCTTACGACGAATGCCGCGTGGGCGAGCACACCTCTCGGTGACCTGTCGTTCCCTGAGCTCTGTGCTTCTGTCGTCTCTCTGCATGCTCGGCAGCTCTCATGCGCTCTGGTTCGAGGCGAAGAGGCACCGCCCCAGGCTGTGGAGCCTGAGGCGGCGCGGTCGGGGCCGGCATCACAGGGCCTCGAGGGCCTCGGTCAGGGCCTCGCTGGGCTGGTGGGTGTAGCGCACGGTGGTAGCGATGCTGCGATGGCGGAGCGCCTCCTGGACGGTCCGCAGGTTGCCCGTGCGCTCGAGGAGGAGCGTGGCGAATGTGTGGCGGAGGCCGTGGACCGTGACCTTCTTGGCGATGCCGGCCCGTGCCAGCCACTCCTCGGCGAGGAGCTGCGCCTGGCGGACCGAGAGCCGACGGCGGCGATTGGACAGGAACAGCGCCTGGCTCTCGGCGAGGACCTGCTTCCTCTTCCTGATGTAGGCGCCGAGGCGTCGCCGGCTCCTGGCATTGAGGAACACCTTGTGGGTCTCGCCGCCCTTGGCGGCCACCGTCAGATGTCTCTCGGCTACGTTCACGTCGGCCAGGTCGAGGCCGAGGGCCTCCGAGACGCGGAGGCCCGTGTTGAGGATGAGGTCGATGAGGGCCGCATCCCGCTGGGCCTTGGCGCCTCGGGTCTGGTCGATGGTCTTGACCAGGTGGCGGGCCTCCTGGTGCGTGAGGACATCGGGCGCCGGCCGTCGCCTGTGCCGCAGCCGGATGGCCGCGGTCGGGTTGGCCTCGACGAGGCCCGACTCGTGCGCCCAGCGGAAGAATGCCTTGACGCTGGTCCTCACCTTGTCGACCGAGCCCGGCGCCTTGGCCGAGCCGTCGGCCTTGGTCGTGACGGGGTCACTCGTCAGGAAGCGGGCGACGTCGTCGGTCCCGATGGCCTCGAGCTCAGCGTCGGCTCCGAGCGCCTCGGCCAGCAGGCCCAGGTCGTGGAGGTAGCTTGAGATGGTGTGTGTCGAGCTGGCGTTGGCCTCGAGGTGTGTGCGGAAGCGATCCATCGCCGTCCTGGTGTGCATGGGTCTATGCCTTTCGCTTGCGCTTGGGCATGGCGGCCTTCGGGAACGCCACCTTCTCGACGTGCCCCTGGGCCTGCGCCCACTCCAGGAGCATCCGCAGGACCCGGGCGATCTGGTCGACGGTCGGCTTCGCCCGCTCCTTGCCGTTGGGCTTCTTGAGCAGCGCGTCGCTGTTCAGGAAGCGGCCCACGGCGGCGGGGAAGAGCGACTTGAGCGTTTTGCCCTCGCCGAAGAAGCCGACGGCGACCTCCAGGGCCTTGGCGTAGGTCCTGAGGGTCTGCTCCTTCTTGCCTGCCGCCCGCAGGTGCTCGATGAACCGCGGCGCGGCGTCCTTCAGGGTGAGCTTGCTGGGCATCGTGTTCTCCTTTCGGTGGGTGCCCACGCTTCTGCGGCCGCTCGTCACTGCGACGGGCTCGACACCGCATTGCTCGGACACATAGGGGCTTCATTCGCCCCGCGTATCAAGGGGAAAGATGGAATCTTTCTGAGAGGTGCGACCGTGGCCAAGAGAATCTGCAAGGCAACGCGAGACAACGGGCAGCCCTGCCGGGCCGCGGCCCTGAAAGAGGGCGACTACTGCTTCTGGCACGATCCCGGCCGGCGGGCCGCCATGCTGAATGCGTCCCGGCGCGGCGGCCGGGCGAGCATGCCGGACCTGCCCGACGAGGACCGCCAGGCCATCATCCGCCGGCTCCAGGACCCCGTGCTCTGGGGCGAGCACTACCTCCGCAATCGGGGCGGCTCGAGGCGGAGCTACTGGCCGCACCAGGTCGAGGACCTGCGCTGCCCTGAGCCGAACATCATTCATCTGGACGGCCGCGACACGGGGAAGACGGTAGTGCTGAGCACCGACGCCCTGCACTTCGCCTTCACGACCATCGGCGGCCAGGGACTCATTGCCGCGCCGCACCAGGGGCATCTGGACACGATCATCGAGGAGATCGAGTACCAGATCGAAACGTGCGAGGCCCTCAGCACCAGCATCGCCGTCAACAGCCAGGGCCGGCCGAAGATCATCCGCAAGCCCTACTTCCGGGTCGAGTTCACCAACCGCTCCGTCCTCTACTTCCGCCCTGCGGGCGCCTACGGCGACTCGTTCCGCTCGCTTCACGTCGAGCGCGTCTGGGTGGACGAGGGCGCCTGGCTGTCGGAGAAGGCGTGGCGGGCGCTGCGCCAGTGCCTGAAGGCCGGCGGCATCCTGCGCATCTACTCGACGCCCAACGGCCTGCGGAACACCACCTACCACCGGCTCACCCAGTCTCAGAACTGGCGGGTCTTCCGGTGGCCGAGCTGGCTGAACCCGGCCTGGAACGGCGAGCGCGAGGCGGAGCTCGTCGAGTTCTACGGCGGGAAGGACACGGCTGGCTGGCAGCACGAGGTGGCCGGTGAGCACGGCAAGCCCAGCTACGGCGCCTTCAACGTCGAGTACCTCAATCGTTGCCGCGTGGACATCGACGAGTACCAGAAGATCGTCATCACCGGCGAGAGCCTGGCCGGCTGCGAGAGCGAGGACGAGGTCTTCAACCGTCTGGAGATGCTGCTCAACCTAGCGCCCCAGGACGGGACGTTCTGGATCGGCGGCGACCTGGGCTACACCAACGACCCCACGGAGATCGTGGTGCTCCGCGAGATCCGCGAGGACGAGCGCCGTCGGGTGAAGCTCGTGTGCCGCGTCCACATGGAGCACGTGGCCTACCCGCACATCGCCGAGGTCATCGCCATGCTCGACGGCTACTACGCGCCCATGGGCATCGGCGTGGACAAGGGCGGCAACGGCCTGGCCGTGGTGCAGGAGCTGACCACCCTCGACAAATACCGCGAGCAGGAGCTCGAGGCCAGGCTCCACGGCTATGACTTCGGAGGCATGGTCACCATCGGGCTCAAGGACGGTCTGCCGCTCAAGAAGCGGACCAAGGAGTACATGACCAGCCTCATCAACCGGGGCCTCCAGCGGAAGGAGCTGCTGCTCCCCGTCGACGACATCGAGATCGAGGACGAGTTCACCACCCACACCTACACGCTGTCCAGAGGGCGAGTCATCTACTCGAAGGGCAACGACCACGTCGTCGACGCGGTGCGCTGCGCCATGCTCGTCCGCGATCAGGAGCGGCTGGACGGGCTGCACGAGGTCACGCCGACGGTCTATCCGCGGCTGACGGACCCAATCTTCTGGTGAGCGAGGAGCGGGAGCGATGAGACACATTCTGGACGAGCTGGTGGGCCGCCTGTCTTCCCGGTTCGGGAGCGACATGCTCACCTCGTCGGCGGCCGTGGCCGGCGGCCCGGAGGCCGTGGCCAGGCAGCTCGAACGCCTGGCGGAGCTCCAGCCGGCGCTGGTGGTCGAGATCGGGACGCGGCACGGGGTGATGGCCGCGGTCCTGGCGCAGGTCGCCGAGTGGGTCATCACCATCGACGTCGAGGCGTCGCCCCTGGTGCGGGACGTGCTGGCCTGTGCGGGCGTTGGGAACGTGGCGTCGCTGCTCGTGGACAGCAACCACGCGAAGGGCCTGCTGCTCGACCGCCTGCGCTTCGACCTGGCCTTCGTCGACGGCGACCACCACTACGAGGGCGTGGCCTTCGACTTCGCCCACACGCGGCACTGTGGCCGCATCCTGTTCCACGACTATGGGGACCCTCGGTACGAGGGCGTCACCCGGTTCGTGGACTCGCTGGAGGACGGTGTCATCGAGTTCGACCCGCCCTTCGCCTGGTGGCAGGCGGACGGGCTGGACCCATCACAGCAGTCGGAAGGAGCGTGACATGGCGAAGACGACGGACGGGACTGACGAGAAGCGGGTGTCCCGCTGGGCGAGCCGGCGGTTCCTGCTGGCCGCGGCGGGGTGCCTGGTCTCCATCCTGGTGATCCTCGGCAAGCTCGGGCCGGAGGAGACGGACAGCGCCGTGCAGGTGATCGTGGGCGCCGTGACGCTGGTGCTGAGCGTCATCGGTTACCAGGTCACCGAGGCGGCCGTCGACAAAGCTCGTCTCAACAACGGGGGGAATGGCGCAGGAGGTGGCAAGTGAAGAGGTCGAGATCGCCGTTGCTGCTGGCGCTGTGCGCCCTGACCGTCCTGGCCGGGTGCGGCACGCCGCTCGACCAGGCCGAGGACGCCTACAGCGTCGAGGAGTCGGCGGCCCGCAAGTCCTACATCATCGTCGGCACGGCCTTCGCCAAGGGGGAGGCCACCGAGGCACAGATGGCCGAGGCCCGCCAGCTCTACGACGCCTACTTCCAGGCGCAGACCCAGGCCTACGACGAGCTGACCGCCGCGCGGGCGGAGGGCGACGTGACCCTTTCGGCGCCCGGCCGGCGCGAGAAGGTCGCGCGCCACATGGCCGAGGTCGCGCGCCCGGCGTTCCTGCTCGCCCGACTTGCCAAGGAGGTGACGAAGTGAAGTTCCCCGACACGCTCGACGACTGTCCCATCCTCACCGAGGAGCTGATCGGGCGGCTCCTGATCATGGTCATCGCCAAGCTGGTCTTCGCCGGCCCCGCGCCACGTCCGCCGCTCAAGCCGCCGATGCCCCGCGAGCAGCTCGACAGGATGATCGAGGCCGCCGAGCGCGGCGAGACCGTGGAGTTGGTGACGCGGGTCGAGGTCAGCGGCGAGACCCTGCGGCGGCTGCGCGACGAGCTGGTGTAGCGAAGGAAGCCAACCGTGCAGATCATCTGCCAGGACAACGACGGCAAGCTGACGGTGGTCGCCGTGACTCCCGACCAGTTCGCGGCCGCCGCGGCCCTCGACTCCGACACCTTCCGCAAGCTCAACGTCGAGGAGGCGGTGCCGGAGACGTGGGAGGAGCGCGCGAAGCTGGCGTGGGAGTACTACACCGAGGAACCCATCGTCAAGAACGCCGTCAACGCCTGGCGCACTTTTGCGATAGGCGACAAGGTCGCCTTGACCTGCGAGGACGAGGACATCGAGGCAGAGGTCTGCGAGTTTGCCGAGCAGGTCGGCCTCGACGCCTTCGTGCGCGACATGGTCCTCCAGCTCCTCGTCAAGGGCGACTGCGTGGGCTACAAGACCTACACCGAGAAGGGCGACGAGATCGCCGCGGTGCAGTGCATCAACCCGGTGTCGGTCAAGCTCAAGGTCGTCCAGGGGGAGCTGACCGAGGTCAAACAGTTCCCCGAGGAGGGAGCCATCGGCGAGGGGGTCGAGCTGCCGCTGGAGCAGCTCCTGCACCTCAAGTGGGACGCGCCGAGCTTCTCGCCGCGCGGCAACAGCATCGTCCTCGCGGCCTTCCACGCCATCGCCTTGCTCCGCGACTACCGCAAGAGCGAGCAGGCCATCGCCAAGCGGTGGACCACGCCGCTGCGCTTCGTCCAGGTGGGCGGCCAGTTCGGCTCGAAGCTCATCATGCCCGACCAGGGGATGATCGACCGCGTGCGCGACATGCTCAGCAAGATGGACCTCAAGGCAGGGATGGTCGTCCCGTTCTACTGCAGCGTGAAGACCTACGGCACCGAGGGCGAGGTGCTCGACACGGAGAAGAAGGTCAAGGAGATCAAGGAAGACGTCATCGTCGCCCTCGGCCTGGCACGGAGCATCGTCACCGGCGACGGCCCCAACTTCGCCACGGCGTCGGTGTCGATGCAGAAAATGATCATCATGCTCGGCGAGATCAAGGGGGTGGCCCGCCGGATCATTCGCTGGGTGCTCGACGACTGGCAGGAGATGAAGGGCTACGGAGAGAAGACGGTCGAGGTGCTCTTCAACGATCTGGACCTCAGCGACGACGCCGATCTCAGGAAACTGCTCGTCGAGCTGTACGACCGCCGGCTCATCTCCCGCAAGAGCCTCCAGGTGCGGATGCAGCTCGACCCCGAGGTCGAGGCCGTGCAGACGGAGGCCGAGCGGAAGGAGATCGAGCTGACCGACGAGAAAGCGGTCAAGCCCATCGTCGACCTGGTCAACGCCGGCGTCATCACCCCGGCGTACGCCCGCGAGGCGCTGGGCATCCCGCAGGAGAAGAACCAGACCGAGGCGGAGCGTCTGGAGGTGGCCACGAGGCTGTTCTCCCGGGTCGACGTCCCCGAGGCGATCTGCGACGACTGCGAGTACTTCGACGCCGACGAGAACTGGTGCTCCATCCGCGAGACGGAGACGCGGTTCGACAGCAATGCCTGCCGCTACTTCGAGGCCAGCGAGGACACCGTGACGACGCCAGCGGCAGATGCCACGGCGCGGCCAGCCTCCGCCGAAACCCCGGCTGGCAGGCCCATGGGCGCTGAGGAGTGTGCGGGATGCCGGTAGCTGTCGAGACAGCATTCAGGGATGCCGGCATGACGGGGACCGCCGTCCTCCGCGCCCGGGCCGCGCCCAGGAAGCCGCAGGCACAGCGCATCCGCGAGTGGGCCGAGCGCGCCTATAGGAAGCGCAACGCCTACGGCGCGAAGACGGCGGCCAAGATCACTGAGGCGCTGGCCCGCGCCGAGAAGGACGTCAAGGCCGCTCTGCTCCACTACAGCACCCTCGGTGACTTGCCCGAAGGCAAGGTGGCGAGCCAGCGGAGCCTGCGGCGGCTCCAGGGTGAGATCCGCGCCATCGTCGCCCATGTCCGCGACGAGCACCGTTTGATCCTCGGGCGCGCCAGCACGGAGAGCTTCAAGCGCGGCATCGGCCACGGGATCGAGGAGTTTGTCGAGGCGCAGCTGCCCTTCTACCGCGACCTCGACGAGGCGGGCATCGACAAGATGACGACGAACGTCTTCACCGTCGTCGACACGTCGGCGCTCGACTTCATGACGCGGTTCAACATCCAACTCGCCGGAGACGTCTCCCGGGACCTGGCGAGCGGTATCAACCGCACGATCCAGGCCGGGATCGCCACGGGCATGTCCGTCCGCGACATCGCCCGGGAGATGGGCACGGTCGTCATCGACAAGGAAGCCTTCCGCCACGCGGGCAAAAGGGTCTTCGGCAAGGCCCAGACCCGGATGGAGCTGATCGCCCGCACGGAGACGATGCGCGCCCACAGCCAGGGACAGCGGAAGTTCTACTCGACGGTCGGTGTCCGCAAGCTCGAATGGATGACGATGGACGACGAGCGGATGTGCGCCGAGTGCGAGCCGCTCGACGGCAAGGTGTACCCCATCGACAAATTCCCGGGCCAGCCGAAGCATCCGAACTGTCGCTGCGGGCACACGGCGGTCGTCGATCTCCCCATCTGCGGCGCCGGGGCGCTGGCCGCCCATGCCGCTGCCGCGCAGCCGAGCTGCATCCTCTCGCCCGACGACGTCGACGCGCAGGCCAAGGAGGTCAAGGCGGACGTCGCGGTCGTCAACGAGGCCCTGAAGACGGGCAACTTCGAGACCCTCACCGTCAAGCAGCTCCAGACGGCCGCGAAGAAGCAGGGCATCTCCATCGCCCGGACGAAGGCCGACTTCCTCAAGCTGCTCGACGAGGCCGAGCCGGGCGTGGACCACTTGGGGCTGACCGGCAAGAACCTCAAGGCCAAAGTCGCCCAGTACAAGATCGGCGCGCTGCGCTCGAAGCAGGACCTGATCGACCTGCTCACGGCCAAGTATGCGGCCACGGCGCAGCAGCAGGCCGTCGAGGCCGTGACGCCGGCCGGCAAGGGCTACGAGCAGTTCAAGTTCAAAGAGCTGCAGGACATGGCCAAGGGCAAGGGGATCCCCATCTCCATGACCAAGGCCGACGTCATCGAGCTGCTCGACGAGATCGAGCCTGGGGTCGATCACTCCGGCCTCAAGGGCACGCAGCTTGCCGCGGCGAAGCAGAAGCACGGCATCACCCCGCTCAAGGATAAGGCGCAGCTCGTCAAGGCGCTCAACAAGTCGGCCGGCCACGAGGCCGCTCAGCAGGCCGTCCACGTCCAGCAGGCTGCGAAGGTCGCGCAGGCCAAGGAGACCCTGGCCGCGAAGACCGCCGCCGTGCAGGTGCCGGAGAAGCCCGAGGACAGCGCCTCGTTCCTGGCTGCGGTCAAGGCTGCCGAGGACCAGATCGCCGCGTCGGGGATCGTGCCCCAGGCGGAGGTGGCTGCCCACGCGAAGGAAGTGACCCTCAAGAAGGAGATCTTCCAGAAGATGGTCGGGGGAATGTCCGCCGGCGAGGTCAAGAAGGTCGCGCAGAAGGCGGGCGTGACCCACTACCAGTGGGCGAACAAGGGTGAGCTGACGACCCTGCTCACCGAGACCGACCCCGCCAAGGTGCAGGCCGCGTCGGACAGCATCGAGGCCAAGTGGGCAAAGTGGGCCGAGAAGCATGGCGGGAAGAAGCCCGCGAAGCAGAAGGCCAAGCCGAAGCCCGCGGCGCCCGCTCCGGCTCCCGTCGCTCCTCCCCAGCCCGCGCCTCCCAAGCCGGTCGTCTACTCGAAGAAGGGCGCCCAGTTCGAGGAAGCCGACAAGGCGTGGGAGGCGAAGCCCAGGGGGTTCCGGCTCGTGGGTCGGGCCGAGATCGAGGGCGCCCACACCAAGTACTTCTACGAGGACGAGACCGGGGAGCGGTGGCTCTTCAAGCCGGCGTCCGAGGAGTTCCGAGTACACGGCGACGAGGTCGGATACCGGATCGGCAGACTCATCGACCCCGAAGCCATCGAGGTGCGCGTCATCACACTGGACGGCCGGGTCGGCTCCATCCAGCGGTGGAGGACCGACGTCGCGTCCAACAAGGACTTCGCGGGCGTCGACCCTGGCGACCTCTCGCCGCGTGACATCGAGCAGCTCCAGCGCGAGCACGTCATCGACTGGCTCATCTCGAACCACGACGGGCACGGCAAGCAGTTCATCCGTACCCGAAGCGGCCGCGTCTATGGCATCGACAAGGGGCAGCTGTTCAAGTTCCTCGGCGACGACGAGCTGTCCGTCGACTACCACCCCAATTCGGGCCACGGCGAGAGCGAGCCGTACTACAACACCGTCTTCCGCGCCGTCCAGCAGGGGCGGGTGCGGGTGGACCCGTCGGTGACCCTGCGCCACATCCGCGAGGTCGAGCGGGTCAGCGACGACGAGTACCTGGAGTTGCTTCGCCCCTACGCCGACCGGCGCTTCGGCCGGAGCAAGGCCAAGAAGGAAGCCTTCTACCGGGCAGCCCTCGAGCGAAAGCGAAGCATCCGCCGGGACTTCGAGGGCTTCTACGCCCGCGCCCTTGGACAGCCGGGCTTCCGGTTCGAGGAGGAGGAGCCGAAGCCGGCATCGCGCGTCGGGAAGGCCGAGGCGGGTCTCCTCGAGGATTCGCGGCGGGCAGGCTGGCAGGGGAAGGTCGTCCCCTTCGACATCGAGGACGTGGAGGACCAGAACGCCCTGGTCTTCGTCGAGACGGCGGGCGGGAAGCCCAGGACCGTGGTCCGCATGAAGATCCGCCCCGAGGCCGAGCCGAAGCTGCTCAAGAGCCTGGCGGTCACCTCTGGCGAGAAGCTCACCGTCGACGTGGGCGACACGCTGCCGGACGACACCTTCTACGACACCATCCTGGGCGGCGTGAAGACCGTCAACCACCACGTCACCGAGGGCGACTACGCCTACAACCAGGAGAAGCTGGAGAGCGTCCGCAAGCTGCGGGCCAAGCTCCGGAAGCTCCAGAAGTCGAGCGACCCGGACGTGGCCGCCATGGCGGAGGGCTACCTAGCCGAGTGTGAGAAGGTGCTGGAGGGCGCCTCGGCCAACAAGAAGTACACCGGCAAGTTCACCCAGTACCGCAAGCAGTTCCAGAGCAAGCCCGACCGCGCGGAGCCAGCCAAGGGCATCACGGCAAGGAAGACCAAGGTCCGCATGCCGCTGCGGGAACTGCGCAAGGGGCGCCTCCATGTGGTGCAGGAGCACGCGTCGACCGGCGAGGTATTCGGCCGGTCCATGAAGGACGGCGTCCAGTATGAGATCGACCTCGGCGACGGGATCACGGCCACCTACAAGCCGTGGGTCGGCCAGAACTACTACGCCCAGCAGGGCGAGTTCGAGCTGCACTTCGACGGCGACCCCGACCCCAAGCGCTTCGAGCAGGTGATGGAGCGCCTGGACCGCATGGGCATCACGGCCACCATCGCCACGCCTGAGGACGCCGAGCTGCTGTATCTCCAGAAGCAGGCCTACGTGCTGAAGGTGGACACCTCGGCGGAGTACAAGAAGGCCGTGCGGGAGCTGGACCGCAAGGGCGCCAGCAAGGAGGAGCGGATCGCCCGGCTGCGCTCCTACTGGGAGCGGCGCCTCGGCGTGGATGACATCACCCGCATGCCCGGCTACGACCCGATGGGCGAGCACCAGGCGCAGTGGGACGATCCGTCGAGGCGAGCCGGCTACCGCCACCAGATGCGGTTCGACATCTCGGACGAGGACCTTGAGCGGGACCTCCCCGGCCACGCCCTTTACCACCGTCTCACCGACGATTCGGGCATGGCGGGGTTCCTCGATGAGATGCTCGGCAACAACGGGGCGATGGCCTCGACCATCGAGAAGATGCGGATCGGGGTGAAGACTGGCGGCATGTCGCCGGAGTCGGATATGGACACCGGCGGCGCCGCGTACTTCTTCACCCGCATCCGGAAGCTCCCCGGCCAGCGCGGCGGGTCCAGCTCGCCCGGCCTCTACTTCAAGAAGCGGATGCTTCGGCGCATGGACGCCATCACCTACAGCGGCGACCGGTTCGGGCGCGTGACGGCCCAGACGGTGCGCAAGAACCGCAAGAGCACGGTCAAGGAGTGGAGGCAGATCGCGTCGCGCGGTGGTTCCGACGAGACCATCTTCAAGTACTCGGTCACCCTGCTCGACAACATCGACGTCATTGCCGTCGGCTCTGAGGCGCAGCGGCGCCAGGTCATCCAGGCCTTCAAGAAACACGGGATCACGCGGCTGCCCGACGGGCGGCGCGTCCAGGACATCGTGGTGGTGCCATGAGCATGAAGGACATCGTGCAGGCGGAGAAGTCCCGGCTCCAGGCGGCGCTCGACGCCGTGACCGCTCCCGGGGCGACGATGTCGATCTACCTGCCCGACGGCGGGTCGCATCGGTTCGAGGTGGACAGCTTCGTGGTGCTCCGGGCCATGCCGCAGGTGGACGCCGATGGCGACGTCGCGCTCTGGCGCTACGCCCTGATGTTCAAGGAGGTCGGCTACGACCAGGGGATGCAGTACGTGCACCTCATCAGCGGCGCGACGGCCGAGCAGCCCCACGGCCAGAGCGTGATGCTCGAGGACGAACACGGCAACAGCTATGTCGCCAACTCAATTGAGCCGGCGATTGACCCCCAGGAGAGAAAACTCTTCGCCGACTGGCGAAGCTACAAAGCAATGCACGCGGTGCTCTTCGAGCGGATCGACCGCCAGTTCCTCGAGGAGTACACCCGCATGGCGGAGGCAGGTGTCGGATGACGTTCCTCTACATGGTCGAGTACAAGCTCGTCGGCGAGGCCTACGTCCCCATCGGCGTGTGGTGCGTGGGCGACAGCCCGGGGCTCGACGTCGAGATCCGCATGCTGCCCGGCCATGCCGAGGAGCAGGAGGAGGCCGACTGGGTCATCAACCGCCTGGTCGAGAACGGCGTCGAACATGTGGGGCGCGAGTTCCTCGAGCATCACCGCGACACGCTGTCTCCATACTCGGGCATGCGCTCCGAGATCGTCGAGACCGATCGGTATCCCAGCCGGGAAGCGCTGTTTGCGGACCTGTTCAAGCAGATCCGGGATGGGAGGATCCGATGAACCCCGGCGAGAAGCTGTTCAAGTTCCTGGCGCGACTGATCCTGCAGAGGTTCTACGGGACAGTCATCATCAAGTTCGAGCATGGGAAGGTGACTCACGTGGAGACTGAGACACGGCGACACTGGCGCTACAAGGACCTGCCTTTGGACGGTGACTTGCCAGCCCAGTGATTGTGGTTCGCACGGTGATAGGCCTGGGGTCCGGTGTTGGGGTCCCGCATGCTGCGGTCAATGGGGAAGCACCGCTGCCAAGATGAGTAGCCCAGCGAGCGCGGGTGCCAACAGGAAAGCAACAACAGGCATACAGCCAACTCTGTGAGGGCTCCGACCAGGCGAATCAGACTCGAACATCAGGAACTCGAACCATCGACGGCTGTCGTCATCGGTGGGCGTGTATGAAGAAGGAACACGGAAATGAGCGACCTCGTCGCACTCGTCCTTGCCCCAGCGATGGTAGAAGATCACCCTGAGCACGTCCTCACGCATACCAGTGCGTATCCGCATCATTCGGTGTGGCGCGTCATTCGGGAATGGCCCTCGGAAACAACGGATATAGAAGGTGAGCTCGTCCTTGCTGTACTCGCACCACCACCCCCAATCGGACCATTCCCAGCGACCGCCGAGCCCAGCGTTTGCCAGCCTATCGAACGCCGGTCTAAGTCGGGAAGTGAACGTCGACTCCAGAAAGTCGATCCTTTCTTGCGCGGCCTCACGATGCGCCTGCTCCGCCTTGCGACGGCCCTCCCGCGTGTCTTCGTGTTCCTTGATCCAGTCGTGCCCCATGGTGTCAGCTTTCCATTACACAGCCTTCGAGCGATCAACTCTCATCAACGACGTGTCGCCTTCCCTGTACCGATCTGGCCCTCTAGACGGCATGCCTATCGTCCCGCTTGTGACGGGTACTATATGGCGGCACTTCAGGGATGTCAAGCAGGCCCGGCCGAGCTTGACTGGACGGCACGCTGCACAAGGTGGGGGCAGGACTTTGGACTGCTGGTAAGCGGGGTACAGAAGCTGTGAACGCCTGATGACCCGGCATTGACGACTCAAGCCTGACGGTTCGGCCGTCTGGCGTTGAAGGATCAAGCCCGGTGACTTGGAGAGCGAGACTCTCCCAGTTGTCGGGCTTGTTTCGTTCTGGAGTGGTTCGGATGGAAGTGTTCGCGACCGACATGGACAGGCTCGGCTTCCTGCTCGAAGCCGACGCGGACCTGCTGCTCGCCGGTCTCGATGCCGAGGCGGCGCAGAAGGTCCTCGCCGAGGAAACCGAGGGGGAGAAGCGCCCGAAGTACGTCGCCACCTACATCGGCTCGAAGCAGAAGCTCGTGGACTGGATCTGGCGCAGCACGCCCGAGGGTGTCAAGAGCGTGCTCGACGCGTTCAGCGGGTCCGCGGTCGTCGCCTACATGTATAAGACCAAGGGTCTCCGCGTCGTGGCCAACGATCGGCTGCGCTACGCCTGGCACACGGCGCGCGCCATCATCGAGAACAAGTCCGTCCGTGTCACCGACGGCGAGATCGAGGCCCTCGTCGCCGACAACCCCAAGGCCGGCGACTTCGTCCAGCGCACCTTCCGCGGCATCTACTTCAGTGTGGGCATCCACCGGGTCATCGACCACATCCGCGGCAACATCGACTCCCTCAGCGGCTTCAAGAAGGACATCGCCCTCTTCGCCCTGGGCAAGACGTGCATCACGGGCAGCTTCGGCCACTTCTCGTCGACGACGGAGGCGGCCAAGCGGAAGTACACCCCCGAGCGGTTC